AGACTTAACTCCTGGATTAAAATTAAATAACGTCTCTCGGCCCCAAGGATCGTAACCTGTCGGATAAATAAAAATATCCTCCTCAGCTGTAAAATTAATAAAAGCATAGCAAGGGTCCTCAATTGTTCCTGCGCATACTACATCCCCGGAATAAGAAACGCTTGAAATTGAACCCACTGCAATCAAATACATAAAAATTAATCCAATCAAACTCACTCCACTAATCCCAAGTCCCTTTGCCCATTTCTTCACTGATTCGATATAAACTCTTTTTGCCATTATGCGTTTGTACTTGATTGAACAAGCTTTAAGTTCCATCTCAATTTTGTTGGTTCTGCCTCAGTATATGTTGAACTAAAACTTAAAACTTTAACCCATATCCCTCCTCTTATGTCATCATTAAAATATAATGGGTACCCCGAATCATTGTCCTGATGACCTTGTTGAAGGTTCTCTACATCTGCAATCCACCCAACAATAGTTGCCTTTGATTCATTCAGATATACCCCTGTTAGAGTTATTGTCTTGACCACTCCTCCATAATCGAATACATCGGTACCATCCGCATCGGATAAATAAAGAGGCATGATTGCAAGACTAGAATCTTTACTACAATCATTATCAGTAATAGTAGCATTCCCATCACCATGAAGTGTAACATATTCAGTATACTCTCCATCGCCTAGAAATCCTAATGTTGTATTTCCCATTATGCTATCCCTCGAGATTTTAATTCCATCATCGTCATGTTTGAGAATCTTCTCGCAAGTTCGTCAGGATCAACATTCGAAGAGTTTCCGTTCATTTGAATTGTTGGCTTTAGAATAATACTGCTTGAGCTGTTGCTGTTATTATTAACTCTTGGAATCACGCTTTCTCCCCTATGCAATTTGTACGTTCCTGTCTCTGCTACGAATTTTGTTCCGGTTGCATATCCTCTGTCATCATCTCTGCTACTTCCCCAGCTCCAAATTGATTTTACCTTCTTCCATAACCATCCACTAAAGTCATGACTCCAGTTCCAAATTCCTTTAATTTTGCCCCATAGCCATCCTCCAAAATCTCCAATATAATTCCAGATTGATTTAAGTTTTCCCCATAACCAACTTCCGAAGTCTGCTGCATAATTCCAGATTGACACTAAAACTCCCCACAACCAGCTTCCGAAGTCCATCACATAATTCCAAACTGTCTTCAATTTATCCCATAACCATCCTCCGAAATCCCAATACCAACTCCAAACTGTCTTCAATTTATCCCATAACCATCCTCCGAAGTCTGCTGTCCAATTCCAAATTTTCTTAATGTTATCCCACAACCATCCTCCAAATTGAAGCATCTTATCATATACTGCCCCCCAGTCAATCTGTGCTAGTAATGCAAGACCTGCTCCAATTAAAGCTCCGGCTGCAGCGCCTATTGATCCTCCCATTGCACCGATCGCCGCGCCTGCCAAAGCTCCTCCGCCTGCGCCCAACGCAGTTCCAACCACCTTCTTTCCGAACCCTGTTCTAGTAAATTTAAGAAATGCTACAGCCATCTTCATTAACATGATTGCAAGTGGCCTAAGTAACCCCGCCAAAAAATCTCCAAATGGCCTAAAAAATATTAAAAATGCTCTTCCAAAAACTGACAAAACTCCTCTAAGATATCCGCTTGACTTCTTCATTAAGCCTAATGCCGCGCCGGCGATTAATCCAATGACAGAAAGTTTTGCGACAACTGCTCCCATTCCTTTTGATAATCCTAGAAATCCTGAGGCCGATGAACCTCCTCCGCCTCCTGCACTTGCTGAGGATTTGGAACCCCCAAAACCCGCAGATTTTAGGGACTTATTCAGAGACGCCGCTATCTTGTCGCCAATCTGCTTGCCGACTTTGTCTCCTTCTCTTCCACCCTTAACGGTGATTGGAACCTTGATTTCCATGGTGCTTTCTACCATCAATCCTTCATCTCGGCCCCAACCTTCTTTTTATATTCCATTTCCATTTCCCTCATATAACACATTCTGTCGTAAGGTAGCGCGTCTACCTGCTCCGGGGTGTAATTAAACCGATTAGCGAAAAACCAATAAATAAATTCTTGTGAAATCTCTGGATCGTCTAGATAGTGTCCGCTGATGGACTCTCTGATTTTAAATTTTTTTTTTCAGAGGGCTCCGCGAACTCATTATATGCTTCGAACAAATAATCAGTGACGTCTGCAGGTAATTTCTTTAAGTCTGCAACTGAAGTCTCAAAAGGAGCTTTGATAATTGCCTCGGATAGTATCTTCTCTTGAATCTCACTCTCGTCAATTTTAATCTGTGGTTGCCCACCGAGTATTGTTGTCTTAGTGCATTCAGATTTGATTCTGTTCCTTATCCCAGTGTTAAGTTTCCGAATTGTGATCATTTCCTCTACTTCTTTATCTCCTCGTTTAATCGTCAAAGGGATATCCTTTGTTTGTTCTACGATTTGATTTTTAGCATTGATCTCCATAATCGGCATAACGGGTTTTTTATCTTCTGCCATCTTAAATGTTGTCTGCTGCTACAGGTGCTGTCTCAACATCATTTGTATAAACCATGTTAGTGCATGCTCTTGCCCAGCCGGTCACATCCTCTTTAATTACTTCTGTTGCGTTCTGTGGAAGGGTTTCTTCATTCAAGTGTACTCCAGTCAAATTGATGTCCAAGATGTCTCCGTCGTCATTTGTGAATGTTAACTCTAATGTTGCAATTTCGGTTCCGCTACCTGCATCAGGTGCGCTTGCTGAGTTTGTTCCATTAAAGAAATATGTCAATAAATCTGTGTAGTCATTGAACGCTGCCGTCATCGTGAAATTGTATTCTCGATTTTTAGCAACTACTCCTGTCATGAATCTGGACCCTATTCCATAAACTGCTTCTGCGCTATTTCCGATGCTCAACTCAAAACTTTGAATTGCTGCAATCTTAGTTCCGTCAGGCATTTCTATGCTCCCATGTGCGAATGTGAATATAGGTTCGATTTCTGGATTGTTTGCCACGTAAGTTGTGTTTAACGTTTCGTATCTGTACATTGTTTCTAATGTGAACTTCAATGCTTCGTTTACCGCCGCTGTCAAAGTACAATTATTAATAACGTTTCCAATAAGGACAGATGTGAAGTCTGTTGTTCCCAACTCCATGCTTGAACTGAGAGTAAAACTCGGTAGAATATCCGCTTCAGTGTATGTATGAGTGTATGCTCCCTCTGTCCCACTATCGGCATTTGCACCCAAAACTCCCAATAACCAATAAGCATTTGCGACCATCCCTGTGACGCTAGCCTCTCCTCCGTATTGTTTGTTAATTGTTGCAACAGCGTTTCGTGCTCCGACTCCGTAAACTCTTTCTGCGTTGTTTGTTCTGGTTATCGTAACTTCGACACCTTGACCAAACGGCATATAAGTCTCATCACTTGCAGTGTGCGATGCGGCTGCTAAGCCCCAACCATCCATATCTTCGAATGCGAATAAAGCAGTTGAATTTCCTCCTCCAATATAATTTTGTGCCATTTATTTTTTACCTCCCTTTGGATTTAGTTGTCTCGTTTGAGTTTCTTCTTCTTCGGCTTCTTCGGATAATTTTTCCCTAGCCTTGTCTCTCTGGCCCTTCCCCTTCTTTGAATTAATTGGTGCAATATCTTCCTTGCCTTCGATTTGTTTCTCGGCCTCTTTCATGGTTATAATCCCTTTTGCGACGTCAGTCATTAATCTCTTCTTTTGTTTTTTATCCCAGGGTGCTTTTCCGAGTTTTTCAACTGGTTCTGGCTTAGATATAAGTTTGATTTTTTTGGCCATTATGCTTTGTCCACCGAGAACATCCCCATAATGTCTATATTTTTTTGCATGATTTCATCTTTCTTATCCGGGCTATTAACCGTTGGCCCGATTAATGTTGGCTTGACGAAATTCAAATAATAAAAGTTTTTTGCATTGCTCACATAAAGGTCTTTGATTGTTTGGACGTAAGAATCTAGGTTGTCTGAGTTGTTTGAAAATACTACGATTGTGATTGCTACGTTTGATATAAATGTGTCTCCCCCAATTCCGAATGGTTCGATTGGCGCGTTTATCACATCCACAGCAATTCTTGGGTATGAGTTGATTGTCAAATCGTTTCTAGGAAAGTCTGGGTATATTTTATCTCCGCCATAATCATAAGTCACTACGTATGCTCCGGTTTGATTGGATCCGAATGTTACTACGCATCCTGTTGAGTGTTTGTAATCCACAGTATAATCAGTCCCGACATATTTTGCAACTCCTCCAACCGTAATGCTTCGAATATTTTTAACAGCAGCGACGATTGTGATTGTGTCTGAAGCTGCAAGCGTATCTTCCTGAGTTGTCGTCGTGACTCCCCTCTCCGTGATACTAAAAACATCATTATTTCTTAAGAATATTAGTTGCTCTTGCTTGATTTTAGGTATGTCCATTTGTTTCCTCTTGGAAGTTCTGCCGCTTGGCTAGTGTTATTAGTTCTGGATTCGTTATAAATCTACTTCCTAAAAATTAGAAGGATTTTAAGATTTCTTCTTGTACTATTTGCCCTATTTTATTCCGAATTGTGTTTCTTATAAATGGGTTCGGTCTTGTTCCTGGATGCTTGACAATCTTCGCAAACACCTGATCTCCTCCGGCTTTGAATTTCAGAGATTGTTTATCTTTTGGTTTGATGATATGTGGGGGTGTTCCAAATTCCACATAAAAAGCATAATCGACCATCGTAATTGTTAGGATGTTTCCGTTTGCTTCGACTCGGATTGAATTCCTTAATCTTCCAGTGTCTACCGGTGCTGCTAGAATTAGTTCGTTTTGTAATCGAATAGCAATCCTCGGAAGTGCTCTCTCAATTGCTTCTTTAATTTCATTCATCTGCAAAATATAACATGGCCCTGTGAAATAATCTTGTTCCGTTAAAATCTCTAACACTGACAGAATCGACTCTGTAAACTTTTGAGTCGTATGTTATCTTGTCGTATTTATTTAATGTCGAAGTTGGTCCGATATAAGCCATCATATCATAATTCTTATTTAATCCTGATTTGTCTAGGTCGTATTTAACATCATAAGGCTGAATTACAATACTAATATCTTCGTCTGTTCCATCGGTATACGTTTTGTTTCCTGAGAAGTCTGTTGTGACAGTTACTGGGGTTCGGGTGGCTACAACCCCAAAGTCTGCGAATGGTCCTGCATTAAAATCTCCACTTACTCCCACAGTTGCTTTCTCGTAATAATTAACTACAACCGTCATATCATCCCATAGTCCGTTTAAGAATGTTATTTCTGTTAGTGTTGATTTATGCTCAACTGTATATTCTGTTGTCAATCCTAAAGGCAATCCACTCGCATAAACAAGTAATCCACTTTGTTGTGTTGTTCCTGTATTTGACAGAATTAGGACTCTATTCGAATCTCCTGATGTTAGACTGCAATCTGCCCCCGTTCCATTGAATGTTTTTATCTCGTTTGCCATTTTATTTTAATGTTTTTGTTTTTTATATATCTAATTGTATAATTAAAAAACAGTCTTCCACACATCTCCAACATTTATTTTAACTGATTCTACTGATTTCCAAGAATCTCCGATATTGATTTTCATACTATCTACATCTTTGAATGTATCTCCTATGTTGATTTTCATGTTTGTGCCGCCTGCTCCAGCAGTATAATGAACTCTTATTTTAATATAATAAACATGTCCTGCTGCATTATCTCCATCTCCAAGAACAGATATATCTAAACCGAAGTCGGACGTGTTTACATCAGCCTCACTCCATGTAGTCCCCCATAATTCCGAAGCACCTCCATAAGTTTCTTTTTCTGGTGTTTTTGTTGGCCATGCTGTTGCACTAGCAAAATTTGTCCCTACTTGTCCGCTTGTTTTTCTTATATAAACAGCACTATCAACCGCCATTGCCCCTGTGGCATGTGCTCTATTTATTACAACTTCTATACCATCAATAGTAGCCCCCGCAGGAACTCCCATACTAAAATTAGTAACCCTTAACCAATCACTATAAGCATCTTTGTCTGGGTTTGATGATGCAAAGTTACTATCATCAACCTTAGCATTATCCGTACTAGCCCAAGAAACCGAACTATTTCTATCTGCATTTGTTGTAGTCCCAGCAAATATATAGCTAGTCACTGCCATTATAAATGCCTCTCAATATTTGGGAGTTTGCCTCTGAATTTGCTATGTAATAATTCTCTTTCTTTTTTCGTTATATGCTTTAATGTTTTCCATAATCTATAATTCAGAACTTCATCTTTTACCAAATCCATATAATCATTTTTTATCTCTTTAGATAATTTCCCATCATAAACAGTTAGCATTGCCTTAGCCCATCCCTCTTTGGGTGGGTATTGTTTCATCACTTCACCTAGTGTTATGTTTGGGTGGTCTGCTATTACTTTCTCATAAATCAACGCCGACTCATCACAAAATCCAATCCTTCTCAAATCTTCTATGTATTCTTTAAAAGGTGTCTCTCTTGTATAAAACACATCTTGCTTTTGAAATTCAGTTTTCCATCTAGTCCATTTTGCCATCTTAATTTGTATACTGCACATAAAGTGAGCCCTCGGTTGTTGTCGACGCTGTCGGAGGAGTTGCAGAAGTCCCATAACTCACGTTTACTATCTGGTCGGTTGTAGCTGTTCCGTGGTCTGCTGCTACTGCTCCGCTTACTATATTGTCATCTACATATTTTTTATTAGCGGCATCTGTATCTAGTGTTGGAGTTGCGAGCCCTAGAATCTTATAAACTTCCCGAAGATTAATATCGCCCTGAGGTGTAAAGTCTGACATTAGAATATAGCCGGCCTTATGCTAATCCTGGACATAATATCTTCTCTCAGTCTGATTAGTTGATTGGCCGTTTCCCTCCATTGTGTATAAGGTTCCCCCTTCTGAACATGCATCTCCGCCAATGTGTAGCCAACAATATCTGTGTAGGATTGTCCGATAATTCTTGCAACACACGCAATTGCGCAAACCGTATTCATTAATTCTATAAATGTGTGTTCTACTTCTAATTTTACGATCGAACTACCGGACTCATGTGTTAAAACTAATTGGTCGAGAACTATGTTCGTACTATCCGTAACTGAGCTTATTTGGGCCGCTTCTCGATATCCATCCATCCCTAAAATCTCAACCCAATCATCCTCAGCGAATCCAGTTGAACTTGCAACTGCGACTGAGACCGCAGTTCCTGCTACTTCGTCTGCTGAGGAAGTTGTGCTGACCGTCTGAGAATGTACAACACTCCCATGTAAGTATTTGACGACAATAGCATTCTTCTTGTTTGCGAATGTTGATATTGTCGCGCCGGCCCCTAAAAAAATATAACCTGATTCTTTCTGTATTTCTAATTCATCCACATCCTGTGCTGTACCATCGATTTTAAGCGCCCTCACAGCCAACACGGGGTTTTTCTCGAGATGATGTCTATTTGTACCATCTCCGTCTTGAATCTCGATTCTTTCGGTTGGTTTAAAGAAAGTATTAAAAAATCTTGGAATCTTTGCCTCTGCGTCTACTATCATATATCCAACATCTACATCACTTATTTCTGTTGCTGCGATTCCACTAATTCGGCGCACTTCTGCAACCGTTGCGAAGTCACCATCTTCTTCTGCCATTATCCACTCACCGCAGTTTTAATTATAAATATTATGGCCATCGTCAATACTGTCATCCATGGATATTGAACCTTTTGATGGAATTTGTACGATTTTATTTCCAATAATGTCCTGCATTGATTTTCATAAAGACAATCTAACTTCTGCTTTTGAGGAAGTGCTCTAAATTCCTCTAACCCAAGACTTAATCCATTAGCCATATTTTTCCCTCAATAATTTTTCAATATCGTCCCTGAATGGTAAACTACCCCTCATTGCAATTACTTCAATTAGCTTTTCTTTTGTTCCCCAATCAACAATATCCATCGCTGTCTTTTTTCCGATTCCTTTAATTTTACATAATTCCTTAAAAAATAAATCATCTGGAGTATAATCATCTGCGTCATTTACTGCGTCATTTACTGCGTCAATTTGTTTTGTTTCTACTTTCTGATTACCGATTTGGCCCTCAGTTGTTTTAACGGAGAATCCATATTTGAGACCTTCTTCTAGAGTTAGGTCTACGCTTTCGCCTTTTTTTATTGTGGCCCAATAACAATCGTTTGGTTCTCCGATACGAATCTTAACTGGCCCATTCTGATTAATGAACTCCATTTTATTGTCTGTACGTGATTGTCATTGTGACTGTTTCGGCTGCTGCTGCACTTGCCAAACTCAATCTTAACTTTCCGTAAACTGTGAACGGTACATATACTGGGAATGTTGCTGCATATAGGCTGTTTGCTGCGCCCTGGTAATCTACAGTTGGTGTTCTTGGATAATATGTTGTATCTGTGTTTCCAGTTATATCAAGAATCGCTTGGGCTTTTTGTTCTCCCAAAGTATCAAGATTAATATCCATAGAAGCTCCAGTCACATCCATATCTATCTTTATGATTTCTCCGATGATCATCTCAGTATCTACAGTTGCTGTCGTAGCTCCTGCTGCTACCGTTGCTGTGATTGTCTGTTGTGTTATCATTTTTCTTTCTCCAATTTAGTTTGTTTAAGGTCCATCGACCTCTTGTTTTCCTGAAACAAGAAAAATAAAATAAAATAAAAAAATAAAATTATATTTATTCAACTCTTGTAAGGTTGTTTGCTTTTGCAATCTTTGCTGGAATTGTTACAATATCGCCTGGCTTTACAGTTATCCAACTGAATTTCTTTCCATCAATTAACTTAATCTTCATACCCTTTCCGGTATTATTCTTAAATCGTTGTGGTTTTACTTCAACTGGTTTTGCCTCGATTGGTTTCTTTGCTTCAACTGGCTTGACTTCTTCGGGTGCTACTTCAACAGATTCCTCTGGTGCTTTAACATCTTCAGTAACTTCTTCAACTTTTTTGTTTTTGTTTTTTTCCATATTATTTGTTTTGTACAAACTTTTCATATAAGCTGAAATGCTTATCTCCAAGTTTTTTACTGTTATCAAGCGATATTAATTGCTTGACTATAATATCTACCGCAGCTTCCCCAAATTCAAAATCAATCTCTTGGTTTCCCTTTTCGTTCCAGGTAATTTGTTTATCATTTTGTTTGATATCAAATAATTTGAACTCCTCGTCTTTTACGCCGAGATTAAGTTTTAATTCTCTGATAACTCTCAATGTTACAAAATTCCCTTCTGCCGGAAGAATCTCCATTAAGTTGATTCTTTCGCTTAGAGCTAATTTATATTTGGTTTTCATACGATAAAAATTATGACGCAGTAAGCATTATATAGTATGGTGTTGAACCTACTACGATTCTCGCTTTATGCGAAAATTTAGTTTCGTCAGTATCGGCTACTATCATATTTCCTGATGCTACAGTGTGTCCTTGTATTGACAATAAGTTTACGTCATCATCTACATCTGCAATTCCACTTGCGTTTCCGCCATTTGAAATTTGGATATAAGATAAGTTCGTTACTCCGTCTGGATCACTTGCTGCTCCATCTGAATATATTTCTGCCATTAAAGGTGATAAGTTTCCACCTGTCCAACCTGCATCATCTGGAATATGCAATGTATTTCTACTTGCTACTCCTAATCCGCTAAGTTCTCCGCTATCAGCAAAGTTTAACGATATGTGTGCTCCATGAGCAGTTCCACATGTTACATCGTTTATTGTCGTAAATATTCGTGCAGCTTCTCCACCAGCTCCAGCTCCGCTTAAATAAAGTCTTAAATACATTGCTCGATTGTCACCGCTTGTCGCAGTTGTCTCGAGATAATATTGTAAGAATTTAATGTTTGCAGCTGATGTTGTTATTGGAACAGAACTTGTTCCTGCCAATACCATTGGTGAAGATGATGTAAGTCCGTTAGCTCCGCTGTGATTTATCTTTCCAGATATTTCTCCAAATCTTGTCATTTTAATTTAATAAAATAACAACTATTTACAACGAAGTACAATCGTTTTTGCTCCAGTATCTGAACCGCCAAGTGTAACTACAAGAACTCCTGAACTTACTACCGTTGTTGGTGCTTCAGATACAACTACGCTTCCTGTTGTAGTCTGATCATAAACGTCAATAGTCAATAACTTTGTAGCTCCGTAATCATTCAAGTCGATTTGAACTGTGTCAGTTCCACCTATTACAGTGTCTGCCAATTCCCACATTAACACCTTAACGCCTGCGTTTGGGGATTCCTGTGTAACTGTTCCTACTTCTCCTAATGCTGTCATTATTTTTCCTCCATTTTGTATTTAGTTGGGGTGCCGTTTTTTTAGTTCTCCGGCCGAGAACATTAATAAAAATAAAAAATAAAAAAATTGTTATTTACAATATATTGTCGATAAATGCGTTAAAAGCTGGATTTTTCATCACTAGACACTGGTACTGCTTCAAATAAAACTTATCCGAATCGTTGGTTTTACCCATTGCTTCGTATGTTGTATCCTGCAAAACCCTCATCTCGATGTAATCTGTATCAAGGAAGTAAATCTGTTTAGCACCCGAAGTGTTGCTCAAGTACTGTGATGGGATCAACGGGACTGGTCCGACCATAGTTTGAATAATCACTGCAGATGGAACACCGAATGGCAATACGCCGTTAGGGACATCACTTGGAGAATATCGGTATGTATCCAATATAATCTTTCGCACATCTCTTACTGCTGAACTAGACCCAATTGCCAACTTAACGTTTCCGCTGTCGTCAAATGCATACTGAACTGCTGTTTCGATATCATCAAAAGTCAATGCTGCTCCATCTAGGT